TGACCCCTCCAACGGACGCCGTGACGGCGCTGCCGGCAGGCTTTGCGGGCATGGGCTATGTCTCCGAGGACGGCGTGACGCAGAGCCAGGAAGTCAACTCCGAAGAGGTCAAGGCCTGGGGCGGGGACACCGTTCTGGTCACGGAGGATGACAAGTCCGAGACCTGGAAGCTGACCTTTATCGAGATGATGAACATCAACGTCCTGAAGGAGATCTACGGCGCGACCAACGTGACCGGAACGCTCGCAGCAGGCATCAGCATCGCATCCGGCACTGAAGCGCATGAGGCGCGGTGCTGGGTCGTTGACATGATCCTCAAGGGCGGCGCCCTGAAGCGCACCGTCATTCCCAAGGGCGTCATCACCGAGATCGGCGATGTCGTATACAACGACACGGACCCCGTCGGCTATCCGGTCACGATCAAGGCAACCAGCGACGCAAACGGCAAGTACCACTACGAGTACATCAAGGCCGCCTCGAGCGGATCCTGATGACGGGCGGAGGAACAGATCATGACACATGTGAAACTGAGCTGCGGCTTTGAGACGGACATCGACGAGAACGCGGCGGACGACATGGAGTTCCTCGACGCGCTGGAACTGATGGACACGAGGAAAAACCCGATCGGCCTGACAAGAATCTGCGACATCCTGCTGACACCGGAGCAGAAGAAAGACTTCTACGACTGCATCCGGGACGAGAGCGGGAAGGTGCGGGTCAAGGCCACGGGAGAACAGATTCAGGAACTGCTGGGGCAGCTGACTGATAAAAAAAAATAATCCTGCTGTCCGTCTTCCGGCAGGACAGGGACAGCATGATCTGCGACTTTGCGGAATACTATCATCTGTTCGACTGGGAAGCGCTGCCGGTGGCAACACAGGCAGCGCTTGCGGACGGTCTGCCGGCGGAATCCAGATCGAAGCGCAGAATCACCGGACAGAAGTATCCGGACAATGTGCTGATTCTCGCGCTCATCCTGGACGTCGTGCGGGTGATCGCCTGGCGGCAGACGGAAGACGGCGTGAATGGGAAGAATCCGCCGCCGTCGATGTATGAGGCACTCACGGGGACGGAACGGAAGGAACCGGAGCGGAACTACATGGTATATGAGAGCGGCGAAGACTTCGAGGCCGCACGAAACGAGATCCTCAGAAGAGGAGGGTTTATCTGATGTCAGAAATTGCAAAAGCGTATGTGCAGATCGTCCCGACGACCAAGGACATGGGGAGCAACCTCACGTCGGCGCTTGACGGGGAACTGAGCGGCGCGGGAGAAAAAGGCGGAAAAACGTGGTCAGCGGCATTCGGAGGCGCGGCGAAGGGCGCAGTCACGGCGGTGACGGCGGTCACGGGAGCAACCGTGGCGATGGGAACAGCCGTGGTCAAGAGCGCGTCGGCGACGGCGGCATACGGCGACAACATCGACAAGATGTCCCAGAAGATGGGCATGACGGCGGAAGCCTATCAGGAATGGGACGCCGTGATGCAACACTCGGGTACAAGCATGGAGACCATGAAGGCGAGCATGAAGACGCTGGCCAACGCGGCCGAGAGCGGAAACGACGCCTTCGCGCTGCTGGGGATCACCGAAGAGGACCTTGCGACGCTCAATCAGCAGGAACTCTTTGAGCGGACCATCGCAGGCCTGCAGAACATGGAAGACGGGACGCAGCGCACCTATGTGGCCGGGCAGCTGCTCGGCAGAGGCGCGACGGAACTCGGCGCCCTGCTGAACACCTCGGCAGAGGACACACAGGCCATGCGCGACCGGGTGCACGAGCTCGGCGGCGTCATGTCAGACGAAGCGGTCAAGGCGGCCGCGGCATATCAGGACAGCCTGCAGGACATGCAGACGGCGTTCCAGGGACTGTCCAGAGGATTAACATCAGAATTTCTGCCCGGAATCAAGACGACGATGGACGGCCTCGCGGAGCTGTTCACCGGCAACAATGAGGCCGGGATTGGTCTTATATCTCAGGGGATTGACAACCTGCTCGGGAGCCTGACGGAACAGCTGCCGAGGTTTATGGAAATCGGACTCGGCATTGTCGAGTCACTGGCAACGGCACTGATCGACAATCTGCCGAAGCTGGCGGAGACGGCGATTCCGATCATCACGGAGCTTGCGAAGCACCTGATTCAGAACCTGCCGAAGATCATCGAGGCGGGCACGGAGATCCTCTTCGCGCTGATTGACGGAATCATCGACGCGCTGCCGGAGCTGATTCCGGCGGTTGTGGAGGTCACGCTGACCATCGTGGAGAAGCTCACGGAGCCGGACACGCTCATGAAGCTCATCGACGCAGCGTTCCAGATCATCGGAGCGGTCGCGGAGGGCCTCATCAAGGCACTGCCGACGCTGATTGAGAAGGTGCCGACGATCATGGGGAACCTGCTGAAAGCAATTCTCGAGTTCCTGCCGCAGCTGCTGGAGAGCGGGACGAAGCTGGTCGTGGAGCTGGCGAAGGGCCTGCTGCAGGGCATCGGCGACGTCGTGAAGGCAATCGGGGACGTGCTCGGGAAGATCAGAGACGCGATCCATGAGAAGATCGAGCAGGCAAAGCAGTGGGGCGCGGATCTGATCCAGAATTTCGTCGGCGGCATCACATCGAAGATGAGCGGTCTGATGGGCACGGTGCGGAGCATCGGCCAGGGCATCAAGAACATGCTCGGATTCTCCGAGCCGAAGGAAGGCCCGCTGAGCGACTTCCACACCTACGCACCGGATATGATGCAGCTGTTCGCAAAGGGGATCCGGGACAACGAGCATCTGATCAGCGATCAGATTCAGAGGAGCTTCAGCCTCGGCCCGACCTTCACGGCAGCGGCGGCACCGGCCGCAGCGGGAACAAGCACGAACACCTACAACATCACGGTCAACGGCATCGAGGAACTGGAAGAGCTCCTGCAGTGGTATCAGAGCCGGCAGGTGAGAGCGAGGATGGCGTGATATGGCAAATGCAACTGTGAATCTGCCTGTTACAAAGGCAAATTATTTAAAGGAATCTGAACCGTATACAGTTATAAAAGCGAATTCCAGCACGGAATATTATGTTGATTATGAACCGAATTCAACGAATGAACGGAAAATGTTGTTTGGTATTTCTTCAATGCCTACAAATCTGAGACACAATGTTTTAGTCGGGTGTTCCTTCACGCTGGGATTGAAGAATACATATTCAGGCGAGTCATATGTGGTTGTTCAGATTGTTCCAGATTTCGATGAAGACATAGCTAATTACAATAACGCAGGCACGAGTGGAACATCATTCGCTACTATGCGTATTAGTGCTGGGGCTACATCAATCAGAAATATAACATCTGAAACGCAGACTGCTTATAAAGCAAAACAGGTAACAGAAAGAAAAGCACTAAGGGTACAATGCGGAGATGTCCTGAGAAATAATGTAAGCACAAAAACAGTTTTGGCTAATGGAACGACAAAACCGTATGTAACTATTGTATATGACGACGCTACGAAGATAAAGAGCAAAGTACAATATGAGTATTCTCAGCTTTCCGATAAAATAAGTATTGCGGAAGAAAAAACATTAACGTGGGAGCTGGTGAAAGATACTTCCGCTGTTTCAGGATATTGTGCAGATGAAACATGGGATCAGGCGTCGGCTGTATTCAAATACAGGATACAAGGCGGAAGCGCCTGGCAGACAATAACGGTTTCCGGTAATACAAAGTCAGTAACCATACCTGCATATACATTTCTGACGGGCGCTTCCTACGAGTATCAAATTGACGTTACAGATGAGGATGGGACGACATCCTCCACGTCAGTCTATACGTTCGCAACCGCCACAACGCAGGTTACACCGTCAAATGCTCCGACGTCCGGTTACGCGAATCCGAGAAACCCGATCTCTTTTGGATGGACATATCAAAGCGCAGCAGGCGGAACTGTCTCACCTGGGGCAACTACACTGTATTGGCGCGTATCCGGAGCAGAAACATGGACAGCCGTACAGGCGGCAGCCGGCGCAAACAGTCTGACAATTCCGGCAAACACGTTCCCGGCAGCAAGCACAATCCAGTGGTATCTCAGCGGGACGGACGCAACCGGGTACGCATCGCAGACCTCTGTTTACAGCTTCAGCACGGCAGCCGGGGCTGTCACGGCAACAGCAGTATCTCCGTCGAATACCGTGCAAAGCAATAACCAGGCTATCACATTCAACTGGAACTTCTCCAGCTCGGACGGATTCGCACCGAGTCGGTACAAATTCATGCGGAAACTGGCGACGGACGCAGAATACACGACGCTGCTGGATGAAACGACCATCGTGACAGAATACACCTTCCCAGCGTACACCTTCCCGGCCGGCGAAATCCAGTGGATGATTATCCCGTACAACATCGACGGCGTGGAAGGCACGGGACAGGCGACAACGTTTATCTGCTACGGGGCGCCGGAAGCTCCGGTCGTATATGTGGAGAACACACCATTCACGACGGTAAGATGGCAGGCAAACGATCAGCAGGCCTATCAGATAAGAGTCGATGATACCGTATACGGCCCGTACTTCGGAACGGAGAAGACCTTCGAGCTTCCGGACAAGCTGGAAGACGGAGAACACAGCATCAGCGTGTCAATAGTCGGAACCTACGGGCTGTGGAGCGACTGGGGAACGTCGGTCATTAATGTGCAAAATGCGCCGGGCGAGGAAATCGTCCTGACCGGAGTGAGCGGCATTGACAATATGCTCAGCTGGGAAACGGAAGAAGCAACCGCGGACTTCCTCATCTTCCGGGACGGCGTGCAGATCGGACACACCGCCAGAACGACATTCGCGGACCGGTACGCGTCGGGAGAACACAGCTATCAGGTGCTGAACCGCCTAACGGACGGAAACTACAGCGAGAGCAACACGGTGACGCTGGAGACCACCGCGGCAGGAACATATATCACAGAGCGGGTCGGAGGCGAGTGGCTGGAGATCAAATACTCCAAGATGGACATGCGGGATCCGGACTACGAAGAAACGGCGGACGGCACGTTCTACCATCTGGCAGGAAACACATATCCTTCCGGAAGCCTGAGCGGGTTCAGAGAGAGCAAGGTCAATTTCTCCGCCCTGTTTCTCGCGGAGCAGGAGACGGACCGAAAACGCTTCGAGAGCCTGCTGGGGAAGGAAGTAATCCTGAAGTTCCGGGACGGCACCGTCTTCCCGACGATCCTGAACAACTGGACGAAGGAACTGAAAAAGCTGAGCTGGACGACGTACAGCTTCGCGCTGCAGCGCATCGAAACGGAGGATTATGTCGATGATACGACATGAGGAAATACGATTCCGGATGATGCGAAACGGCATCGAGTACGGTGAGCTTTACGCGATGGGCACGCCAACGCTCCGGATGCAGAGCAGCGGGGAAATCAAGATGTCTCTGCAGGGGACGTTTCTGCCGGACGCGGTTGACTCGCGCGGGAACAAGGTGGAAGTAGACTGGCTGGCGGATGAAATCAAGCCGGTGCTCATCCTGAACGGCGAAATAAACCCTCTCGGCGTCCTGATGCCGTCAACGGTCACGCCGAAGGAAGAGCGGGGCGAGGAAACCGTTGAACTTCAGGCCTATGACCGATGCTGGAGGGTGCGGGACTACAAAATGGAGGGCGCCCTGTATCTGACCGCGGGAACGGCATACCTGGACGCCGTGGAGCAGCTGCTTACGGCGTCCGGAATCGCGACTATCATCAAAACACCGTCGGAAGCAACTATCACGGAAGACCGGCAGGACTGGGAGACCGGGACGAGTTACCTGACGGTGGTAAACGACCTGCTGGCTGAGATCAACTATAAGCCGTTATGGTTCAACGCTGCGGGATTCGCGATCCTGGAGCCGGCAAGCACACCGACGGCGGAGAATATTCAGCACATCTTCACAAACACGAAACCGGATCCGCGGAACCGAAAAGAAGTGGAGGCGGTCAGACTGCTGCCGCAGATCAGCAGGAAGACGGATATTTACGAAGCACCGAATGTCTTCCTGTGCATCTGCTCCAACGCGGACAAAGACGCCGGAATGAAGGCAACGGCGGAGAACAACAACCCGCAGTCGCCTTTATCCACGATGCGACGGGGAAGGCGAATTGTGAAGGAAGTCAGAGTCAACAACATTGAGTCGCAGACAGAACTACAGGCCTACGCGGACAGACTGCTGTATGAGAGCATGAGGACAGGCGAGGTCATCAATGCCGAGACGATGCTGCAGAGCGGATTCGGCGTGGACGACGTGACGGCGATCAAGTACGGGGAAACGCTCGGAATCTGCGTGGAGGAAGCATGGACGATGCAGCTGACGCCGGGCGGCACGATGTCACACGAGCTCAAGAAGGTGGTGATCAATCTTGGATGAGGAAATCATGCAGGAAGAGAAGAACACGGCAGAATTCTACCTCGGGACGGTAAAAGCCTGGAGCAACGCGGCCGGCGTGCAGATCCAGCTTGACGGCCAGGACAACCCAATGACAAAGCGGTTCAAAATGATGCTGATGTGCAGGCCACTGAAGGTAAACGCGAGGGTGGTAGTCATGAAGCACTCCGGAACCTATATTGTGCTGGGGGAGATCTCAAACCCGAACAGCCACAGAGACATAACGACGCTGGAGACCGACGCGACTCTGGCAACCACGGTGGAAAAAGTGAACGAAATTATATCCTGGATGAAAACCCAGGGAATGGTATGGTGAGGTGAGGGGAACATGGTTTACAACAAAGTATACGCGCAGATCGGGGATGAGCGGCACATTGTACTCGACCCGATCAACTATCAGTATGACGTCAAGCAGATCCTCGTGATCTCGGGCGAGACCGTGCCGGACTACTACGAGGCGGACGTCTGCAACGTCGGCGACACGGCGACGCTCACGATGGTCGGCACCGCGGCAGACGGCGTGGAGATTCCGGACAAGTTCCTGCTGGACGGGCGGAACGTGCTGGTATACGTCGTGATTCCGGGGAGCGGCGGCGACGTCCAGACCCGGTACGACATCACGATTCCGGTGGATGAGCGGGCCGAGCGGGAAGACATCGACCCGTCAGAAGCGGAACAGCAGCAGATTGACAGCCTGATCAACGCGCTGAATTCCGGCGTCGAGAGAGCGGAGGCGGCAGCGACGGCAGCGGAGGAATCCGCGACGGACGCCGAGGGATCCGCCGGCGAGGCGGAAGACAAGGCGGAGAACGCGGAGGCCTGGGCGGTCGGCCAGCGTGCCGGCACGGACGTCGGGACCGAGGATCCGACCTATCACAACAACGCGAAATACTACGCCGGCATGGCCGAAGCGGCAGCCGAGGAAGCCGGGCAGCACGAGGCCAGCTGGGAGACCTGGGTGCAGCGTGCGGAGAGTGCGGCAGATGACGCGGAAGGATCCGCCAGGGCCGCAGCAAGGGCGAAGGCTGACGCAGAAGCGGCAGCCCAGACGGCGACCCAGAAGGCAATCGCCGCAGGCGAGAGCGCGACAGCCGCAGCCGGTTCGGCGTCGGAAGCCAGGCAGACGGTAGACGGCGGCGTCGGAGCGATCAACACCGCCAGAGACAACGCGCTGAGCGCGATCGGCACGGCCAGGACAAACGCGGTCGGCAATGTGAACCAGGCGGGCGCGGCTCAGGTCACGGCGGTCAATCAGGCAGGGGCCACGCAGGTGCAGGCAGTGGAGGATAAAGGCGACGAAGTGCTCGACTCCATCCCGCAGGATTACTCCGATCTGGTGGACGACGTCGCTGATTTAACTCGCCAAATAAGTGATGAAACCACCGGCCTCGACACCAAAGCTCCGGTCATCTTGGAGACGGTCAGCGGAGCAATCGCAAGCTTTGATGATGGCGCGGACGGGATGCCGATTAAGTCGCTGGTCGCTCAGATTGAGCCTGTTCAGGATTTGCATGGGTATGCGAATCCGTGGCCTGCGGGGGGTGGCGTGAACAAATTTATCGGAAGCGGCTTTGACCAGACAAAATATGGAATCTCCTATGTCTTTAATTCAGATGGAAGTGTTACTACCGCTGGAACAGTAACCACACCAACGTGGAATTATGCAGATTTTTACACAACCCTTGATGCTTTGGGTCTGAGCGTAGGAGATACTATTTCCATATCCGTGTTTGGAAATGATGTAAATTTTGGCGTACAGTTTTATGACGATAATACAATGATTGGTGGTGCGTCAGCAAACGACAGTAGCAGAACGTCAACAATACCGGAGGGAACAACAAGGCTTCGTATGTTGATATACTGCAAAATAAGTGCCGCACCAACTGCTGGTGAAGTTATCAACAAAACAATCTACCCACAGCTCGAAAAAGCATCCACGCCCTCACCACAGTGGCATCCATACTCCAATATCTGCCCGATCACCGGACGGACGGGAGCGGAGATTGGGCAGAGGGGAAAGAATCTGATTGATGATTCCCATCCGATCAGCATGACAAACATAACACTTAGTGATCATGTTTTTACAGAAATTACTGCAGATAGAAAGACTTCTATCGAGACTGTTTTGCAAGCATTTAATAACAGAACATACGTTAAACGTCTTGATGTACAAAGTAGTATATCGCCTATCACATTCGTTAAGGATGACACCTACAACGAACTGGCGTTTGGGCACTCCGGCTCAACAATCGATTCAAAGTTAATTTTGGATGTCAGCGCTCTTCCAAATGGCACCTATAAATTCTGGTATACGATCGTCAGCAATACCCATCCGTTCCAATTTGGCTATTTGATGGTAAAGCAGGAAGATGACACCAACGCAACGTTTGAACCATACACCGGCAACAAAATCTCCGTCACCTTCCCCTCTGAAGCTGGCGACAGCGGCACAGTCTACGGCGGGACGGTTACGCTTAACCCGGATAGGACGGGGACGATGGTGGTGGATAGGGCGTGTCTTACGTTAACCGGGCAGGAAGACGGTTGGGCGTTCTATAATGGGAGCATTTATAATAGCAGAGTTTGCGTTGGAATCCTTGCGCCTAAATTGTGGCAGAGACGGTTTTATGGGATTTGCAGTCATATCGCTCAAGGATCAGGCGGAATAGTGGGTGACGGAGATAAGTTTTTGTCAGAAAATAATAATGGCGGCATCCAGATTTATAGTATCGTCTCGACATGGGGGGCAACTGAAAATACACTACAAGGTGGCAAAGATATGCTTGCTGCGTATTATTCTGCGGGGACGCCATTCCAGTTAGCCTATGAACTCGCTACCCCCATCACATACGCTCTCACCGCCGAACAGGTCAGCGGAATGCTCTCGACCTTGTACGGACAGAACAACATCTGGGCAGACACGGGAGACGTTACAGTCACTGCACCAAGGGATACCAAGCTCTATATCGACAACAAGATCACTCAGGCGATAGCAAACGCTCTCAATTCATAAGGAGGAACGATCATGAAAGAATTTCTTGAATCCATCATCAAGACCGGCAACTACAAGCTCTCCGACATGGAAGAGCGTATCTACAAGCTGTTTGCAATGGGCAAGCTGGAAGAGGCAGATGTGCCTGAACTGCTTGCAATGGCGGCTGAATACGCCAAGGATGAGAAGCAGATCGACTTCACGGCAAAGCTGAAGGAGCTGGAAGACCGCATCTATGCGCTTGAGCATCCGGTCGAGCCTGATTATGCGATCTGGGTTCCCGGCTACGTCACCAAAAAGGGCGAGACGGTCAAGTTCGACTATGACGATGACAGCGTTTACGATCTGCTCCGGTATGATGGTGGACGCACTGAGACTGCCCTGAAACCCGGCAAGATTGACGGATGGCACGTTGTGGACGCACAGGGCAACATCCTTGGGACGTACTACAACGGTGAGTTCATCCCGGTCAATCAGGAGCCTGTCGAGGGTGAATGATTACAGGCCAGTCTTCGCTTACCTGAGTAGACAGGTGCGGTGAAACGTGATTCAAGACACCGTAAATGGGAGAAATGGTAAGCGAAGATTTGGGCTTTCTGAAATCACTTAACGGCCTAATTAGATTAACAGAGAACCCAATTATTGACCGGGAACACCGAGCATGATAAAATGAAGAAGGGGCGAGACTTAATAGCCTCGCTCCTCCAACCACGGGATGATGGCCTT